TCTTTTCTGTACCATCAGGTACTCTGCTATGAGTTGAGCTTGGGGAATAGAGACACCTTCTAGGACAGTCTCATCCACCTTGGGTTGCCCTGTCTCAGTGAACTCCTTGGGCTTCCATCCAAACCACTGTAGGTATCTACCAATCTGCTGCCGCGAGCCAAGGTTGAATGGTGACCAGCTTATCCTGCTAAATGGTCCTGCTACCTGTTTCCATTGGTCTTCACCAAAGAACTTAAGACCCACTGAGGATAACTCCCCATTGAGTTTGTACTTTGGTGTTACTTCTTTTTCAAAGACAGGTAGAGGTTTGAATACTGAGAGAACAGTATCCTCCAGCTCCATCAGTTTCTGCTTTAGTTCACCAAGGAAGGTGTAGCACTTCTTCTGGTCCAAGAGCCACCCATTGCGGGTTTGCTCTGTGATGATCCATGCTACTTGGTGCTCTAGCTGAATGGACTGTTCAGAGAACCCTTGTAGTTCCTTGAGCAGGCACTCATGCAGCCTCTTGGTCACCTGTACGTCCCTCAGACAATACTCGATCATCTCAGGTGTACATTGTGACCAATCACTATGGTCACCCTTGGGGAACCCTAGAGCCTCACCATAGGAGGCTAGGCTGTGTCCTAGCTCCCTGCTGGGGTTTGCAAGCCTTCCAAGGACCAGGGTATCTACTACCCTAGCTCTATCAAAGGAAACACCCCACAGACGTTCCAGCACGGGCACATCGAAGCCTATGCCATTGTGGAACACCCATGTAGATTCCTTGTGTTGGTTGAAGAAGGTTACAAAGTCATCACGCCTCGTGAATGTCTGATTGTTGACACAGACCACCCATATCTTGTCCGGGGTCAGACTGTTCGCTTCTATGTCCGTGTACAACAGCATTCTTTAGAGCCTCTTTTTCTTTCTTTTTACTTTCCTTGTAGTCTAACCAACTGTTTATTCCCTCCCAGATACCCTCAAGATCTTCTGCCTTGTACCATCTTCCATTAGCTTTGTGCCTTGGTGAGTACATCATATTGTAAGGTGAAACAAACCAGAATGTTCCCCTGTGGCTAAAACATACTTGTCCATTGGAGTAGGGGTAAATATTTGCGAATTTGTTCGTTCATCATGGCGTTCCAAGTTGTTTTTTCAATCTACGAATCTCTGCTTTGAGATTACGATTCTCATAATCTGCGAAACCTGCACGTTCTTGCATTTTTTTCATTTGTGTAGCAAAGTCACGGTCGCTTGGCGTTAAATCTTCATCAGGTGCGATAATAAATTTACCATTTTCCCAATCAAATCCCATAGTTATACTTTTTACATGCACCATGGGACGGGAACCAACAGTAGCATATGGTAGTTTAATCAAAATCATCACCTCTGGATCCTCACGGTAACCATCACGACTATAACGATTCACAATATGACACAACTCACTCAATTTCATCATTTAACTCCGAAATGTTGTTTAATTCTAGTATCTATCCGCTCTGGTCTTCGCTGATCTGTATACAAACCTTCAAAAATACCAGCACACTCCAGCACAATCAACTCGCCAAATTTCAAAACTGCTTCTCGATCCCATTCATCAAGTTTATCCCAACAACCTTGAGAAGTCAAGCCAGAATTGTCAGCCTGGGACATATGTGGACATAGCAAACTCTGCTGTTTGGTTTACAGATCCATCAGAGATTGTGAGAACACCAGGTGTAAGGCAATCATTATATGTTCCAATAACGATGCCAATCTATATCAGCATCTTTAGCAAGTTTGTTTTACCTTTCTCTATAAGAAACATTATTGTGTCAACAACAAGATCAACGTCAACTTCTGGTCTTGTTATCCTGTACTGACCTACTCTCTTAGCCATGTCAGAATGGAACCTCATAGTTCTGTTCAGCACTGTCCTCAGTGATCTCCACCAGTCTACCTGTGTCTCGATCATAGAACAGTTTACAGGCTACACCCGTGAGACCAGCAAAGCGATTCTTTAGGACACGCACCACAGTCGTGTTTGCTTCCTTGAAGTCTTCTGCCTGCTGGTTACGTTCCAAGCCAATTACACAGTCCGATAGCTGTGCAATGGCAGCAGACCCCCTTAGTTCACTCAGGGACACCTGAGCACCCTCCTCGTGACCCTTGGAGCCTTGAGGGCGTCTAAGGTGAGATACTAGGAACATACCAATGTTTAGCTCCTGAACCAGTGTTCTGAGCTTGGTCATGATAGCATCAATAGCTCTTCTCTCGTCGCCAAAACCCTCTTGTGACGACACGATGATGCTGATATGGTCGAGAATGAACCATTTACAATCGTATGCTTTAGCCATGTATCGAATACGGCTAAACACACTATCATCATCAGCACTACCAAAGTGCTTCCAAAAGTAGAACCTTTCTGGGTTGATCTTTCTTAGCCAAGCTAAACGATCATCTTTGGTTACCCCTGGAAGATGTAGGGGTTGGTTTGCCATGATCGAAGCAATACCTAGACCAGTCCTCTTTGGTACTTCCTCAAGAGCAATCACAGCAATATTGTCCTGAGTGTTGGTGTAAAGATAATACTCCATCTCTCTCAAGATCTGAGATTTACCCATACCAGAACCTGAAGTGACAGTCACTAGTTCACTAAGGCGGAACCCATAGGTGAGATGATTTAGACCACTCCAAGGATAAAGAATACTATTATCTTCTTCTTCATTCTCTACCTCTTTAATAATCTCCTCAAAGGTTACAATACCATCTGGTTTGTGTGCCTTTGAATCCCACCAGCACTTCATAAACTCAGTAACATTACCGTCCTTGAGCAGGTCACAGGCATCCTTAGACCCGTCTGGGAGTTTCATGATCTTTAGCTTATGTGGACTAAAGAGATCCTTGATTGATTCAATAGCTGCCTTACCAGCATTGTCATTATCAAAGCACACAACAACAGAATCATAACCCTCAAGAAACTCTAGGTTATCTTGGATGTCTTTACGGGCACCTTGGCTACCTGTACGAATACTAACCACATCCCATTTGTTATTAAACATCTCAGACACAGCCAAAGCATCACACTCACCTTCAGTGATTGTAATAAATTTTCCAGAGCCTCTACATATCTGTTGACCAAAGAGACCTAAACCTTGAGATATACCTTTGCATGAGAATTGTTTTGATTGCACTACCCTTGTTTTGATAGCAGCAATATCGCCAGTATCAACTCTATAGTAAGGATAGTGGTGCTTTGCAATATTTCCAAATGAATCATATTCAACATGAACATTAAACCTTTCACAGGTGGCTTTGGATATTCTACGATCCTTGATGGAATCAATAACACCAACCAATTCTACTTGCATAGTAGTACCTATGTTATAACCATTATCTGACTTGCTTCTTACATAATAGTTACAATTAGTTGAAAAACAATAAGCACCCCCATCATCATAAATAGCTAAGTTATCTTTAGATCCACACTTAGGACAACTAGAGTGTCTTAAGAACATACTTAAATCTCATCTATGTTTATTAATACATATTTAGATTTACTATCTAGGTTATTAAATTTAATAAACCTACCTGGTTTCTTATAATCAAAATTAGAACAATGAAAGTATTCTGCATTCATCTTCCTAGATGACCAGAAAATTACATTGTCTCTGAGCACACCGTAGAGTGTAGTCTCACTGTCCATCGTAACACCCTCTAGGACCGCATAGGAAGCCCTAGGAGACGTTCTGAGGGGTAGGGTAGCACCTACCTACCGGGTACCCCTCTCTCAGAGCCTCCTAGAGCCTCTGGTTAGAACTCGCCTTCCGTCTCCTCTCGGGGAGCAGGATCTTCCAAAACAGTCACTTCATTGAAGTATGAAGCCGTTCCCCAGACAGGTGATGGGTTTTTAAGCGCAACATTCAATTTTACTTTAGTACCCCAACGGATTTCCTGATCCGCTTTTTCAACAAGAGTACCATTAAGTTTAAATGGGTATTGAGTTGTAAACTTACGTTGATGCTTGCCTTGGTAATCTTTAATTCTTACACCTTTTGATTCTAATTCAGCTTTAGTGGCATCATCCAAAACTAGGACAAGAGAATATTTACCTATGCTTTTACCATTAAATACCTCATGTTGAGATAGATTAGAAAAAGCAACTACACCTTCAACTACCATTTATTCATCCTCATCATTATAAGTAACAAATATGTTACCATTATCTTCAGTATAAGTATCTTCTAATACTTGATCTGAAATAGTGGCACACAATGAACACAGATCCAAAAAAGTATTAGTTATATTGCACTTTCTATTTAACTCATACTCCTCCAAGATAATATCACAAGCCTTGCATCTCATTATTCATCATCTTTACATTCTCCCCAACGATACTTAGTACCATAATGAAGTATTAACCAATATGCTATAAAACCAAATAGTGATATACCAACTAATGATAATATAGCTACCCAGAAAACCATTAATAATATCTCAAACATTAAACTTATCCTTAAACTCTTCCCACTCGTCAGGGTTACTATAGTGTCTAATGACTTTCTTTAGTGCCTTGTGGAGTTTCCTGCTGTAGTCATCTTCAATTGTATCATTGATTTCAAAAGTCTGAATCAATGACTTCCTTACAATCTCTTCAATGCACTCATGGCTCAATTCAATTACTGTTTTCATGCTATGATCCCGTATAACCTAATGATCTCTTCTTCGGGAAGACTGTAGAATTCTTCAAGCCTTACAGTGAAATAACAATTCAAAAGATCATTTACTGTGGCATTTTGACATTCAAACTCAATCAAGTAATCAATCATGTCTTCCTTAGTTAGATCCTCAGTATCAATATTATCTTCTTCGTAATCTTCAAAGCAGTCATGTTCAGGATAACGTACACTCATTTACACTCTCCTGCTGTTAAGAAAACTCACGGGAACTGAAGGGGTAACCTTGCTCGTCGTCCCAGTCGAATTGTGGATCAAACCATGGTAATTTGTCAATACGTCCTTGGAAGTTATGTTGAAGATTCTTATGTCCATTTTCATGCACATAGCTAGGTGACTTGTAGGTTTCAATCAGGTTGACAAAGTAAGAGTACTCCATTGTGTCACCGTACTCATCCTTGATCTCTTTGTCTCTAAGATACACTTTCCAATCTTTCCAGGAGACAAGACCAAGGTGTTTGTAACCTTGAAAGTGAAAACACCAACCAAAGGATGACTTACCTATGTGTAATTCTTTGTCGTATCTCCCACAGTGTTCACATTCATTGGTCACTACATAAAAGTTAGTTCCCATGTTTTGTCTCCCATAGTAATTTCTCAAAGAGAGAAAACACATTCTCAAATTTCCTCTGATAGATTGTTTCTAAACCTAAAAGATAATTGTCTAGGGCATCGTACTCCTTTGGTTGTAGCTTGAATTGTTCTAAGGTTTGCCTGAGTAACTGAATGTCTTCCACAATCCCCCAAGCTCCCATGATGGCTTGTTCTAGTTCAAACTGTGTCATTGTCTTTCTTCCACTTTGGAGTTTCAAACCATCGTATCTTGGTGTTTGTTTCACATTCAAAGAGTGATGTTATTTCCTCAAGGGACCATAGGTATTCCGTTGTGAGTGAGTATAGCCACTCACTGAATCTTTTGTAGTCTTCAGTGTGCATGAGTGGGAGTGACAATTCAAAATCCTCATCACCCCTATGCCTGTCAATTCTTCCGCCAGACCAATGGTCTCCGTACTTCTCGGTCCACTCTTGGCTGATTGGTCCCATGAAATTTGTTGAATAGCTGTACTTGTATTTTCTCTCTATGTGGTCAATAACCAGGTCAGTGTACAATTGAAATTCTTTATCATAATCTGAAGCCCAGTCTATTATTCTACCGTTGCCTTCATCGTCATCCCAGAATACAAACCCTGCTTTTTTGGCTAAATCCCAGTAGGTTTTATTCACTTCTTAACTCCAATTGAATACCTGAAGTTATTTATCCCTTGGTTATCACTAAAGGGTTTCATTAGCCAACGTGTAACCTTAGACTTTTTACTCTTTATAAAGTCCTTCATGGTTTTATTGCCTATCATTAGCGGAACCTTTCGATACTCGATGTACTCTCTCTCAGGATCCTCAAGAGTATCAAAAGCAACCACCAGCTCCATCGCCTCCTCTGGTGTAGGTGGCTCCACATGCATCCAAGAGCGTCTCTTGAGAATACCCCCTACTGTGCTTTTTTTGATACCAAAGATATTGCCAATGGTTTGGTTCTTTACTTTTTTAATTCTCTTGATGGCATGAATCAATTTAACTGTGTCTTCGTCAATCTTTGAGAATTTTTTCATCATTACCAGTCCAGTGTTAAGTCAAACAACGCAGTACGGATTATTTCATCAATGTCAAAGTCATCCAATGCATTGATATTGAGCATAAGGATACCCTGGGCAATATGGTTGTCTAGGTTACTTTGGTTAACGGATATATATTCCTTCAACCCCTGCCACAATGCCTCTGTGTCCAAGAATGTCCTCTTCCATGGTCCCAAGGATTCGTCCTGAACTAGGTGCTGAAAATTGATTGATAGTGTTCTGCCTGAGTCATCCTTGGCTGCATACTTTGGCAAGTCATGCCCAGCCCAGTACTGGCAATCAATGACTGCGCTCTCCAAAATGTCACAACAAAATTCATGTACTTCTTTCTCTGCATACTTCAATACGATTGTTTTCATGGTCTTTTACCTGTGGCTGCTTTGATTATTGCTTTTGCTTTGATTGTTTCAGGTGCATTTTTTGGGAATAGTGTCACTAATGCTTTTAGCACAGTCAGCATATCAGGTGCCGCTGCTATCAGTCGAGCATTCATTGTTGCTCTTTCATCCGCGCCTTCAATGTGATCCTGACCTAGCACACTAGGATCACATGTGCAGATATCCGAATACCGATCATTCTCAACTTCCACCCAGTACCCTACTGGATACCATGGCCCGGGTGTATGTTTCATGCTGTCTCTCCCTGTTGTAGCCACGTAGGGCGCTCTGAGTGAGCGTATACGAGGATTTGTGCTTTGCTGGTACGGTAGTAGTCCCTGTATGCTTCAACGGTCTCTGAGGGCTTCCTATGGAGTTCTAGGGGCATACACTGGGGCGGTGGGGTGAATGGGGTGCTTGGGATGTCAGAAGGATCAAACGTGGCGAGATGCTTACACTTAGTCCAAGCTAGATGCTCACGATTGTATCGTCTCTGGTACTCGTCTGCGAGTGCCTTAAAGTGTTTCACGGTCCAATGGTAGTGATGAATTGATTGTCTCACCCAAAGGGAACTGGGGTGGTTTTTGTGTGTCACCCTGTAAGGTATATAGACTGGCTCTGTCCCTAGAACATGATGTGCAGTACAGATTAACTGGGCTGTCTCTAATGTCATTTTGACAATGTGTTTATCACACTGCATCTGTGCTGCTAATGTGGGGTTTTTATGTAAATAGAATATGTTCATATATACCTTCCAGCATGTCCGTCGTGATAGTCCATGTATTCCCGTCGTCTCTCTTGGTACTTGATTATGTCGAAATCCTCGAATCTCCCAAAGCATTTATCCTCGGGTTTGTGAGGGAAACGCCACACTGGACACTTGCATGGTATGTACTTTAGGCGGCGTTTCTTTTTCATGGTTTGACTCCCTTGATTATGCTTCGAGCATAGTGCATTGCGTACTTTCGATCAGGAAAGAACATGGTAGATATTATGTTACCTGAATCGGTATCCCTGAATTTCATCATGTAGCGCACAGTGCTATCCGTGCCTGTTTCTATGAACAATTCAGTCACGATAACCTCTAGACCATCTTCTGCGTTTTTAATGTGCAATATCTCGGGTGCGTTCATTACATTCCCCATTGTTCAGCCATTGCTTCAGCGATTCCCTTGTACGTTGCGCTTCTGAGTTTCCAACGATCAGGACTCGGTGGCATTCTATGTATTCGATTGTCCCTCCCTTCAACAATGTTGGTCGGTGTTAGCTTGGGTAAATTCTTCAGCCACAAGCACGTTGCTTTGGTTTCCCCATGTCCGAATTGCCACGGTTGGATTATCTGATCAGGTTTGCGAATCTTGCTGCTAATGATGCTGATGGGGTTTTCAATTGCGATTCGTTCGACGGGTGCATTCATGAGTAGACGAACGAAGTCTAATGCTTCTGCTTGCTCTACTGCCTTGTGCTTGAACCAACGTGCACCTGATACCGCCAAGTGTGTGCATGGTGGGTGAGCGATCATTAAATCCCAGCCTTCACCTAAGATATCCCTCACGTCACCCTGATAGTGTGGACCACGGGAGTCTGTGGGGAGAATGTCACATGACATCGCATCGTGCCCAGCACGAATAAACGCATCACGCACAGTGCCAGAGTATTCACAAGCCACTAGTACTTTCAAAATTTTTACTCCCCAAAAACCTGGCTGATTATGTGACATTCGTACACATGACGATTACCGTCGGCATCAATCATAGTCGCACCACATGGTGATAGCAATGCATAAAAAACCATGCACCACACTGCACCGATTAGCAGTGCGCCTACTAGTGTTTCAACTAATGCTGTAACCAATGCCTTGATTTTTTGCTTCCTGAGGCGTCTTTGGGAGCCTAAGGGGATGCTGGATTTTTTGATGGTTAACATTTTATTTTACACTCCAAGATTAAATAACATCTACCACGAAACCAGACCGATCATGCTTTGCTTTGCCTTTGGCGTACAACGCGACCAGTAGCTGGCGATCCGATCCGTAGACTTTACGGTCCATGAATCTTAAATCGTCGCGGTCACCGTCGATTACAGCGCCTTCAAAATGACGGAATTCAGGCGGCAGACGGAGCGAGCCATTTACCAGACCTTGGACCATTTCCTTTGTTCGGAACACGACAGCAACGTTGCGATCATGCTTCGGGAATATTGATAGTACCTGACGTGCATAGTCGGCATTCGCTCCCGAGTAAGATACAGTCAGATGATAATTCTCTGGTACCTTACGCTTGGCTAGCTTGGTGTAATCGTACCATTCAACCATCGGGAATTTTTCCATCAATGTGCGACCATCGGAACCGTGCATATTTTCCCATGGGATATCTGACGTTCCATTAGGTCTGCCCGCGAGCTTAACTCCGAGTCGCTTCGCCATGCGCAATGCTATAACCACGTCATCCGCCATTCGATCAACAAATTGGATAGGATCACGTTTGAAATCCGCAGTCTTAATCGCTCGGGCTTTTTGCACGGTTGTCATCGCACCGCGCCCTGCCGTGTTCAGGCATGGTGCCTGACACCGAGCCGTCGCGCTCATAGCGCATATTTCATCGTCTGGCAATAGATACATAATGGCGGTGAGATATTCTCCGCCATTGTCTGACTTGATTGTCTTAGCGTTGTTTCCGATTGCGAGATATCGCATTGTCATTGTCTTACACTCCATAGTGTCACGCCGCAGATGATCCTACAGCGTGACCTTGATTGATTCACCTATCAAATTTGATAGTTTGCTTTTGTGGTTATGTAGTCTACGGCTTTCGCTGCGGCTCCCGCGGCTACCACGAATTCACGCTTATGGTCGCGTAGGCGCTTGATCCAAGAATTCAGATAGTGTGCATGATCCGGTCGGGGTTCGTTGCTGATCCGAAGCGAAGCACACAGCATCGCGGCTCCAAGCTCTGCTACCAGTTCCTCCCGCGCATAGTCTTGCTCGGAGAAACCAGTCAGGTCGCGATCAAGACGTGACTTGTGACCAGTCCAATGCACGCATTCGTGAGCCAGTGTGCTGTAGTAGCATTCAGTAGCCGTCGACGTGGGAGTATCAGAAAAGGCGGATTTTACTGGCATGTGAATTTTATCCAAAGCGGGAACATAATATGCTGCGGCTTTGGTAGTGTGCTCGATAGTAGCGCCTATGCTTTGAAAGACAGTCTCAGCGACCGCCAGTGTATCTACAGTACCAGTTGGCTCCGCGGGAGCAGTGTATCCGTCTACCTGCTCGGCATTAAATACCGAATAGTGGCGCAGCATCGGGATTGTCTTTTTCTTACCGTCTGCGTCTACCTTTTCAATAAACGACCAGAACACGATTCCCGTTGCACGCTGCCCTCGTCTTACTTGGCAACCGTTGTCCGACCATTGCTTATAGGTCGCCCACGTGGTCGAGTCATACTGACTCCAGTTAAGCATGATCTGATTGATACCCTTGTAGGCTTTCTGGGATACCAGATTGTGTGCTTGCGTTGTCTTACCGAATGGGTTAACCCAGCGGTCGCCGTGAGTCTCCATCATATGCAGCACACGTGCAGTTACAGTCTCATATAGATCATTAGTAGCCATTGCTTACACTCCATTGAAGAACATATAAAGGGTAGCAGTAGTGGCTCGATTGTTCACTATCAGAAACGCTAGAAGTACCATAGGCTGCTACATTGGCTCTCACATGTCCACCCAAGTACCACCCAAGTACCACCCAAGTAACTGCCCCTATTGTCCCCTTGGGTGGTCCAAGGTGGTGCCATGGTGCGTCTTGCGTGTCCTGGAGAATGTAATGTTATAACATAACAAACCGAGGGG